TGTGTCACTCGGTGATTTGCCGGACACGGGGACCCCTTCCCCGACGGAATAACTGGTTCATGACTTGTCTCTAGGTATGTTACGTGACCTAGCGACATAACTCCACGCCATGACCCAATCCGTTTCGACCAAGTCTCCGATCAACGTCAGAGGAATCGGCCTAACGGTCATTTGCGAGTGCAGCCACTTCTCGATCTGCAACTGTTGGCTCACCGGAACCCGGAATATTGTCTCAACAGCCACACGATCAAGGTAAGTGATCGGCCGCATCTCACGGATCAGTGTATTAGCACATGTTTCAGGCTCGACACCTTGGAACAGTGCTTCACGCTTCTCTCTCTCCCATGTGCTGTCTTCAAACCGCGCCTTGACTCCCCGCGTGACACGGAGGATCCACAACGCTAAGTTCCGCACAATGGGACAATTTGGGCTTTCAACCAGCATGGACAGTCCCTTAGCACGCAACAGACCCATCCGGACACTAGGACCAGCGAATCTGTCGTTACTGAAAGACCACCCAGCGGTGAGGATTCGTTTTACAGGATCTACCAACACATTGCCACTTTCACTGCAATACATCTGGCAGAAACCCGCGGATTCGAGATCATCGTGAATAACCATCTTAATCTCAAAACCCAACCGTGTGAAGAATTCCGCATCTGGCACATGCGTGCGACCTCCACATCTGAGCGACGCCAACCCGTCGTCACCCTCAACAACCATCTTGAGCACACACTGATGTTTGTGCGCATAGAACGCCATCAAGAGGTAGTTGGTAATTCCATTGCCAAGACTGGTACACATGTCGCCACTCATTCGCGTCCCTCGGACCGCGACACGAAGCGAACTAAACCCTAGGATGTTGACACCTGACAAGGCCTTAGTGATCCAGTAATCGTATTCTGCTCGGTTAGGCAGAAAACGTATGAAATATCGATACACTTGCAACTCGCATGAACGGAGTATTGCGGGAGTGAAGTGCGCCTCAAATCGGCTATGGTCGGTCTCGATATAACCGGCCAACCTGTCTTTAACAACACTACGAATGTACGCCATCCTCTTGGCAACAGGGATGTGTTTAACGAAACATTCGAGTTTGTAAACTTCGGACTCAATCAACTTAAACAGTGGGCCACTCCAGCCCTTGAAAGCATCACTGCGACTGTTTATGGTCCGCGCAGGTTTGAATTTCGTGTACCTCTCGCGCTTGATGAATGATTTGCACTTAAGGTACTTTCGATGCATCTTGCCCTGACATTTGTCCTGAGCTTTCTCCAACTGTCGTTTCCGCCAGTCGGGGTAAGACGTCTTGTCCAGCCACGAACGGAACCCGACATCGGCGTCAGGTTGAAGGGGCTGAAACTTTTCTTTGCAGAACGACCGAACGAAATCTCGAAATTCATTGAGCAATTTTCGGTCAACAGGAGGTAAACTACACAAAACACGCTTAGCTAAAGCCGACTTTATCGTTTGCTTATCGTACGGGTGCGGAGCAGGCCAACAAGCCCCTTCCACATGGATCCCAAGTGAGACTTGAGGAATATCCCTATTCTCAACAAATCCGGAGTCTTTCACTCTCCAACTCCGGACCTTATCAATCCCTAACTTGGTTGCGATTTCCCAATACTTATAGCCATGTTGTACAGTAAACCCCGTCAACGCGTGACGGGGCTCTCCTGAAAATCCCGCGTATTCAATGAGAAACCATCTCGAATCCTGAGATGTGCCAAATAGTCCAGCAAAAACTGCACAGTATGGGTCCTCACTTCTGGAGTCTTGAAATACGGGATGTTCGTGGAACGCGACGCCGTCAAATAACGCACGTCCAGTCTTTCGCGATCACCATCGCCTGTCAAATCAAAGCCTTCGAACGTTGACACGTCGGCGGCGACTGAACCGCAAACGTGAAACACATATGAATGGATGGTAGGAAGGACCCACCATC